CCCAGCTCAACGATTGTGCGTACATCGCGATCGTTGTAGTAACGCCACGGGCAGGGGATCCCCTGCCGTTCGTATGAACGGCGCAAAATCGTGTTGTCGAAGTTGGCTCCATTTCCCCAGACCTGAACAAAAAATTCACCGGAGTTTTCGTCGATAAATTCCCGCAATTGTAACAGTGCATCATCTAACGGGATTTCATCGGTCATAATGGCAGATTGCGCTTCGCGTGATTGCTTAAGCCACCATTTAATGGTGTCCCGATCAATGACTCCGCCAGCAGTTTCCAGATCGATAGTCTTACTAAATTCCGGTCCCATATCTCCGGTTTGCGGATCGAAAAATATTGCACCTATTGAGATGATCGGGGCATCAGGATTTTTTCCCATGGTTTCAAGGTCGATCATTAGATGGTCACACGTCCTGCTGGTGGATGTGATTTCGTGATGACCGTTCACCTTAATTGGGTGATCTGCCGTCTCGCCAGTTTCATTATCGCTATTGTGATGCTGATTGCCGCCAGTGTTCTCCTTGTGTGGATGTTCAGCGCCTTCCATTTCCTCCGGATCATCTTCCTGAACTTCAACCTGATACTCTTCATCGAATGTTTCTTGGTATGTTGCGTCGCCCATCACCGCGCCACAATCAGGGCAGTTGCCGCCGCCGGTCTGACCGCAGGCGGTGCAGACTTTTTCCACTTCCTGTTGCGCTACTGGTTCAGGCTGTTTCGTTTCTGGCTCGTTTTGTAACGCATTTGGACTGTTTTGTTCCGCTTTTTGGTAGTTCCGTTCCGATTCATGCTGGTTCTGGTTCACAGAATCGCGGGTCTGGAGCCCCTTAACCCATTTCGGATCATTCGGGTCACTAATCCCTTCAACAAATTCACCACGTGATGCAGCAAGCAACTTATCGGCGTCAGGCTGGCTGATATTGGCTGCCTGCATAATTTTGTTTACTTCGTCAGCGGTAACTTTTATCGGCTCTGGTTGTTCTGAATCTTCAGCGGTATCTACATTTTGCGGTAAGCCCGTGTATGTGCCATTTTTTCGGGCAAAATATTCTTCTTTTGTGATTTCAGTGGCGCCAGCAGCCAGTGCCTTATCCAGACCAGAGAGTTTGTTTGCGCGACCGTATTTTTCTCCGTCCTTATCTGCGAAGAGGAAATAGAACGGCCCCTCACGCTCTACAGATGGTTCAGCTTCCGGCGCGGTTTCATTTTTTGGGATATCAGATACCTCAGTTTCCACTGCATCAGTTTGTGTTTCTGATGACTGGAGAACATCAACAGTGCCCAGGTCTGTTTCTTCATTCTCAAACACGCCCTTTGTCGTCAGGTATTCGCAGATATATTTGTTCAGTGCTACGGGATCTTTGTGAATGTCGATCGGACGCTCACGGACAAGGCCAAAAATAGTTTGGCGGTCGTAGCGAAGGGCATCAGGCTGTTTGCGCATTGATGCCGAGATACGCTTCCAGTCTTCGCGGTCGTTGTCGATAACTTCTTTTTTTGCCCAGCGATGGATGCTGCCGTCAATGTTTCCGGCATCCACATCACTAGGCCAGAGAGCGTAGGCCAGTTCGTCATCCAGTGTTTTCCATGTCTGCTTGTATTCGCGATGAATGGCAGCAATGACCGGGCTGATTTTTCCTGTTGAATTTTCAGTGTACTGTTGATTGGCTCTGGCGCGGGCGAGATCAACAACAGACGTGTATTTTCCGGTTTCCTTGCGTTCACCTTCGCGACGTTTTTTCCAGATGCGCATCTCTGCCTGAATTTCGGGCCATTTAGCACCAGGAATACATTTATGCTTAACCCACCCAATGGCGTGCAACTTAAGCTCCGGATACATGGCGTTAACTTCTGGCATTTTCATCAACGCTTCAACGATATGTCCGTCGAATGTTGCCATGTCTTCCTGCAACAATTCCTGTGCGCTAATAACCATATCAACGGTGATGTTTTCACATGTGTCGAACTTAACCATGACAGCGTTCTGTACTTCAGGGACCAGCTTGTCAAAAGTGACGTTCATCGGATCTGATTCAGTCTCAACCGGGACAAAGGAAGCAGACTCCTCATCCCAGCGGTTTTCCTGCATATATTCAGCATCCCAGGAATCGAGGGCAGGGCGGGGTATGCCGGGTTTATCCTCACAGACAATAAATTTATAAGCGCAGTCCTGAGCTGCAGGGAATTGCTCCAGAAATTGCCAATGAAATTTTGCGCGTGCGCGACGCTCATCACCAGCTTCAATGGCAGTGGCCACCGCAACAGCGCTATCTTCTTTTATGGCCTGTTCATCAGGAATAGCAGCGCAAATAAAGACTTTACTCATTTTGTTTTACCTCATTACAGATTTAAGGGTGAACAAATCCCTGCCATTGCTGGCATATAAAAATGAAACTGGATATTAATTACGGCGCTGTTTTTAATCCTGCCGGGATTTCGTTATTGTCCATGTGAATAACTTTATCGACCGGATAACAGTTGCCGGGAATTTTCTGTTCCGCTGCGGCAGCCATGCATTCTTTCATTGAGTTGTACATGCCGGTGATTGCATCAAGCGACTCACCAGTATTGAGATGTACAGTCAGAATGAGTACGAATAATGTGTTCATCGCCACTCTCCGAAAATACCGAGTTTAAGAAGGGCAATTCTGGAGAGTATGGAATTGTCATTCAGCAGGTAGGGTTCATATTTTCTCATATTGATTGCATCCTCGGTGAAATCCCTGTTACTGAGCAGAACACCAATATTAAAGCACCCGTCAGACGTATTAACGTTTGGTAGTGACGTTTCCATTATCGCGTCCTCAACAATGAATTTTTAGCAATTGCTCCACAGTCATATTTTTAATTGCGCTCCGGTTTACAAGAGTCCATCCTTGTTTCTCCAGATAAAACCGGAAGGTATCCAGGGTGCAGACCATTGCGCCGTCAGGAACGGTTTCAGTGAATTTGATATTGCCGTGTTCGTCGAGACGGATAACCAGGGTGCGTCCGTCCCCGTGAATCATTTTGTCGGGAGACGGGGCGTTATTCTGGCGCAGTTCTTCCTCCATGCGATCGAACTCAGCGATGTAGGCTTCTTTGAAAGTTGCGGCTTTTTTACCTGTGAACCCCATCACCAGGAAAACGAAGCCGTTTTTGGTGATTTGGTACATTGGGAGTTTGCGCCCGGTTGAGTCGGTGTATTCGCTCGACACAAAATTGTGCTCAGTGAATTTTGCTGAACAGTCCAGATTGCGAATTTTATCCAACACTCGTTCGTGGCGTTTGCCAAAGAACTCGGCGATCGCAACAGACGTAGTGACAGCGCGACCATTTTCGATGGTTACGTCAGGGTGAGAAAGGGTAAGGATAGTAGCCATGATGGCAGCCTCCGCGATGAATTTGATTAACTCACCACCGAGGTTTTCCACGACCATAAGGGTGGTGAGACGTACAGGGGTGGAAATACCGGTCATCACGGAACCCGGCCAGCCTTGCGGCTGCCCTGCACGCCCCACCATAATGCGAATGTGGCTGTGCTTAACGCATAAAAAAACCGCCTGAGCGCGGTTATGCGCCGTGAATGATTTCGGGTTTCCACGCCCGGCACCCGTTTTATGAGGTGCAGGTGCACTATAATTCCACCCGTTCTGGTTTTCAATAGCTACATTCAACATTTTCTCTTACCTTTCATCACCGAAGTGAACTTTGTTGATGCGGTGCCTGGTGCCTCCAGGTGACGTTAACCAGTTAACAATTAACGCCGGATACAGAGAATCCACCCATAACACTGTTTTTGGTTTTAACTGTTCCGCGTGCGCTCAGCCGCATTCACCGCATCACAAAATTCACTTTAAAAAGGGCGGCAGAGCAGTCACGGAGTAAAACTGATACCGCCAAAAGTCACCAGAAAATTGATAACAGAGGGCGTTGCAGCGGGGTTGTCACTTAAGCGTATGGTCAACCTGACAACCCGGTGTCCTCAACGGGGGAAGGAATAACCCCGCCATACTTACCGCCGCGCCATTTCGCGGATTGCCACAACCGGAAGCGCACGGTCGACGAAAATTTAACGACAGGCTATCTATGAACCAGCTACCTCGCCGTGCGCTGTCGCGTTATGGTCTGACTTTTCAGGGAAATATCCTTTCAGTAAACTGTCAGTGCCGGATTCTTATCCGTGTCCGGCGCACGACCACACGCTGTCACGAGAGGTCTCCATTCTCAACCAGTAACCTCAATGGAGGATAAAATGTCAGAGCAGGAGTTAAAACTTGGTGCATGTTATTGTGTTCTCAAGGAGCTGGTACACATGCTTCCATCTACTCAGTATCAACAGTTAGTTGGCAATTTAAATCAGCGAATCGAAGCTATGTTAAAATCTGATGGTTTTAATAACGTAGAAACGCTGATGCTAAAAAGATATCTTGATGGATTAATCAGATAACATTTTTTTACGGCGTTCATATTCGTTAATATTTATGAAGCCTGTTGCCAGAAGCAGTTCGTTAATTTCATGGTTGTTTGGCTGTTTCTGGCTCTTTGAACTGGGATCTTCCACTTCTTTTTCTGCAAATTGTTTTGCTGTATCCTCTGTGCCATGGATATTTAAAGCTGTATCTGAAAACAGCCCAGTAAACGCATCGCGCACATTACGAGCCATATTATCAGTGTCTTTTTTTGTTACCGATTCCAATTCAAGTTCGTTCAGACGATGACGAAGCGTGTGTGCTGCAATCTCCTGGATTGAAGGAGGTAAATCTTTAAATTCCATCGTCAACCTCATCAGTCAGTGTTTCTTGCTAACCAGCGATGCGCGCCAGCTGCGGTTTTAAACGTTTTACTTTTGGTATACGTCATCGCGGTGAATGTGCCGTCCTGGTTGGGGAACACACCACATACCAGAGATTCGTTGTTGCCAAGATTGAGCATATCCATGTTGACCTCATTTCCCCTTAACGCCGGGTGGCGGAACTAAAACCTACAGCGCCGTGTTGTTCTTGATAGAAATATTAGTAACACGGATATTTTAAGTCAACAGTATGGCGTATGATATTTTTGATTTGGTAACTATGTAAATGTTTTTTCAAGGGAAAAATATTAGTTATACAGCTGATTTGCAGAAGTTATGGCACAAAAAAACCGACTAAGACGTCGGTTTTTTTGTTGTGGATGGGGTAGTGAGCGGTGGCTACTGGTTACGTTTCTTTAGTGCCAGCATGTTCTCGAAGGCTTCCTCGTAGAGCTTGTTTAGTCCACGTAGCTGGTTAAGGAGTTTGGCTTTTTCTGACGCAGGTAGAATCTCGAAGAGGTTAAGTAACTCTGCCTGTTCTTCATTGACCAGCCTCCATCCTTTGCCTGAAAAGCTATCATCATAAGTATCTGATGATCTTACATAATTCATTAAGTCTTTAAGGTCTTCTCGAATGTCCTCTGGTTTTACCTTTAACAGAGCCGCAAATTTTAGCGCAGCGTCGGTATTTACCGGTATCTTGCCGTTCAGATACTGGCTAACGGTGCCTTGAGATTCGAATCCCAACAACTCAGCCGCCAGCTCTTGAGTCAGCTTCAGCTCTTTTTTTCTTGCATTCCATGCGGCTTTTAAATTCTTGCTCGCTGCTGGAGTTGCAATCACTTCGCGTGTTTTTTTCATACATAGAGTTTATTTGTTTTACCGATATTATCAAAGATAGCCTGGCTATTGATCTTTAAAATTAGTGGGGCTAATATTTGCTCGGGGCATAACGTAGAAGGTTGGCTATGAACTTAAGAGACTATTTAAAAGAGAAACATATCACCCAGCTACAGTTTGGGAAGCTAACGGGTTTATCTCAGGTGCATGTAAGTCGAGTGCTGGGGGGCTATGAAAGATTCAGCCCTGAAAAAGCATTACGTGTTGCTGAAGTAACGAATTTCGAGGTTACACCTCATGAACTCCGGCCTGATATTTACCCGAATCCAACCGACGGCTTACCTGTTGGATTCAAGGCTAACACACCAAATGCATCGGAGTTGATTCATGAAAATCAGGCATGAGCACATCCGCATGGCGATGAATGCCTGGGCGCATCCGGACGGTGAAAAAGTTCCGGCAGCTGAAATAACCCGGGCTTATTTTGAGCTTGGTATGACGTTCCCGGAATTATATGACGACAGCCATCCGGAAGCCCTGGCTCGCAATACCCAGAAAATTTTCCGCTGGGTGGAGAAAGACACTCCTGATGCGGTTAAAAAAATTCAGGCGTTGTTACCAGCGATCGAAAAAGCAATGCCGCCTCTGCTGGTGGCCCGAATGCGCAGCCACAGTTCAGCTTATTTTCGGGAGCTGGTGGAGACGCGGGAACGACTGGTGAGAGACGCTGATGATTTTGTCGCAGTGGCGATCGCTGGTTTCAACCAGATGAATCGTGGTGGCCCGGCGGGAAATATTGTGGTTGTGCATTGACTGACAATATTCATACCGGATCGCTTCCGGTAATTCGTGAGTAAAAAGATTCGGTATCAGAAGAGGTGAGTATGGCTAATGCCTGGCTCAGGTTATGGCATGACATGCCAAATGATCCTAAGTGGCGAACAATTTCCAGGGTGTCAGGACAGCCAATTGCAACAGTGATGGCGGTGTATATCCACCTTCTGGTGAACGCGTCACGAAATGTCACGACATGTCACGGCGTGTCACTACGTGGTCACATTGATGTCACGACGGAAGATTTAGCAAGTGCGCTTGATGTGACGGAAGAAGTAATTGATTCAATTTTACAGGCAATGCAGGGGCGGGTACTTGATGGAGATTTAATCACCGGATGGGAAAAACGCCAGGTACTGAAAGAGGACAATGGCAACGTTTCACAAACCGCGAAATCCCCGGCAGAGCGCAAGAGAGCGCAGCGCGAGAGGGATAAATTACGAAAACAGAATGAGGGGTGTCACGACGAGTCACGCATATGTCACGACATGTCACGACGAGTCACGACAGATAAAGATACAGATAAAGAATTAAACCCCACACATAACGCGCACGTGCGCGAGAGTGCTCCGACCAGTGAGTCGAGTGGTACGCCGTTGCAGGCAGCAGAACCTGCATCCCTGGATGGACTGAGCGAACCCATCGGGAAATTTCCGATGGTCGATGACTGGCATCCGTCGCCGGATTTTCGACGACGGGCTGCGTTGTGGGGGATGGCTTTGCCGGAGCCGGAATTTACACCTGCTGAACTTGCCGCTTTCCGGGACTACTGGGCAGCGGAGGGGAAAGTTTTCACGCAGGTTCAGTGGGAGCAGAAATTCGCCCGTCACGTAAATCACGTCAGGGCGCAGGTTAAGCCAGTCAGCAAGGGGGTAAACCATGCAGCAGCACCAGGTGGCACCGCATCACGGGCAGTTCAGGAAATTCGGGCAGCACGTGAGCAGTGGGAACGTGAAAACGGATTTATCAGCGACGGAAACGGTCTGGAAGCTGTGGGAACTCATGGGGGAGGTTTATTCGAACCGCTGGACCCAGAAGAACGGGGCCGCACCTTCGAAGCTCTGGATTGCCCAGATTGGCGCGATGACTGAACAGCAAATCCGGCTGGTCTGCCGTCAGTGCATGGACCGCTGCCGGGCGGGTGAAACGTGGCCCCCGGACCTGGCTGAGTTTGTTGCACTGATTTCGGAGAGTGGGGCAAATCCATTTGGTCTTACGGTGGATGCAGTGATGGAAGAGTACCGGCGCTGGCGCAATGAATCCTGGCGATACGACGGGAGTGATAAATACCCGTGGCCACAGCCTGTGCTGTACCACATCTGCCTCGAAATGCGTACCAGAGGGATTGAGCGCCAGATGACGCAGGGTGAGTTAAAACGACTTGCAGAACGGCAACTGACGAAATGGGCAAAGCATGTTGGTAACGGGATGAGTGTTCCGCCAGTGCGACGACAACTGGAAGGGGCGAAACACCCGCAAGGGCCAACGCCAATTGAACGGCTGAAACAGGAATACGAACGCCGGAAGGCAGCTGGTTTTATTTGAATCTGAGAAACGATTTTGTCGGAGGAAATTTTAATGGAAACCGTATTTGACGCACTGAAAGCACTGAAAAGAGCCTCTTCACAGGTAGTGGCGGCCCGCCTTGGAATCAGCCGTAAAGATGCGGTCAACGAACTGTGGAAACTGAAGCGCCGCGGTGAAGCGGATAACAAGGGTTCGATGTGGTGGCTGATTCAGGCTGGTGAAAGTGAACCGGTGTCACCGGTACCGAAAGTGACAGCGCAAATGCTGACTGAGGCGATTGAACAACATGGCCCACAAACGGCGGATGAGCTGGCACTGATGTTCGGGATTACCTCCCGCCGGGCGAATTCATCGCTGGCCATGGCAATCAGCAAAGGGCGTCTGATTCGCGTGAATCAGGGCGGTAAATTTCGTTACTGCATACCGGGCGCTGATTTACCGGCAGAGCCGGAAGCTGCATCCGTAGCGGAAACCGATGGTAAAGCCTTTCCTCAGCCAGCAGGTGTTGCGTTACCAGTTCGGGAAGCAGAAACACAGGAAGAAATAAAAACGGAAAGTGTGGCGGTCACAGTGCAGTCACAGCCGTCGTTCACCAGAAAACATCCGGATGGTCTGATTTTACCATCGCTGCATGTGGCTAACCGTGAGCTGCGCCGGGCAAAAGGTCAGGTTCAGAAGTGGGAGCGAGTCTGCGCCGCGCTGCGGGAGCTGAATAAACACCGGGATATTTTCAGTTCGATTGCTGATATTCCGGTTCATTCACCGACAACAAAGTGATCTCCGGAGGTGCTTATGACAAGAGCATTTACACCAGAAGAGCGGGAAAAAATTAAGGGGCTGATCGTGGAATTCGTACGCCTTAACGGACGAGGCACGATTCGGCAGTTATCGGATGAAATTGGTGTCAGTCATGCGTCTGTCGGTCGTTTATGCATGGAGCTGGCCGCCAGTGGTGATGTTTACAATTCCGGTTACGGAGTATTCCCGTCTGAGCAGGCGCGCAAGGACTGGCAAAACGCCCGCAAAAAACTCTCAAGGGCAAAGCTGAAGAAACCATCTGTGGTTGATCCGGACCTTATCTGGCTATTACCAGACGGCGAAATACGCCGCTACGACAGGCGCCTAAACATAATCTGTCGCGAGTGCCGGAAGAGTGAAGCTATGCAGCGTGTACTGGCGTTTTATCAGGGGAATTTTGAGGAGGTGGTGCGGTGAGTGAATCAAAATGCCAGGTTAATGGCAACAAGATAGAACCATGTGCAGCACTGGCAAAGTCCCTTGAGCGTGATGCTGAATACACGATGCGAAAAGGTCTGCTGATATACAAAATCTGGAATGAGAGTTTAACTCGCGGTCCTGATTTTGTGATGTTGCGTTCCGGTGAATTTTCTAAATTACCAGTTCGGGTTTCATTTTGTCCGTTCTGTGGTGAAAGTCTGAAAACGTGGGAGAACAGAAATGAATGAAATTAAAGAAATACCAGTAGTACGTGATGAATATGGCTACTGGACGCATCCTGAATATGAAAAATTCTGTGACGGTCGGGAATATATTTCAACGGAAGAGTTTAACGCCTGGATGGAGGAAAATAATCTTCAATACGTCCTCTGCTTCAGAGATGAAGGATGTGCTGACCTTGATGCGTGTGATGCTGATATTTCTGCATGGGAACCGGAACGACCAGAGGGCAATGGATGGTTTATTGGTTCAATACATGACACCGAAGATGGCCCGGTTTGTGTATGGCTGAGAAATAAGGCCGAAGCATAAAGGCTATAAACCGACTAACAACTAAATACTGAAGATTTAAATCAGAAACGATTTTTATTAAATCCTTAACCGGAGGGATTCCTGCACCCTCAGAACATCAGGAGGCCGTCCGAAAGGGCGGTAGTGAAATGCGAAAATTCAAAATAATTATTGAAACGGGAATAGCCGGTGGAGATTTCGAGGATGAATTCGAAGTGGATGATGATGCAACACCAGATGAAATACAGGATGAAGCTAAAGATATTTTCTTTAACTACTGCAATTACTCATACCACGAAATAAAAGACGAAGAGGAAGAACAAAATGGCTGATTTTGGTTCAACTAAATATAACGCCAGTTTTGAAGAATGGCATGAACTGTTAATGGATTATGCAGAGTTACGCGGTGGAAGTGCCGCTGATGCTGAAGCATGGCGTGATGATTATGAAGCAGGGAAAACACCGGTCGAAGCATATTGTGATGAGTGGGGCGATGAATGAGCGAGATTAATTATCAGGAAGGGCATGAAAAGGCAGGGCAGGCAAAACCAGTGGCATGGCGATATCGCTACGTGAAAAAAGGCGTTACAGACTTTCAGGGGAAGCAGTGGGTTGGTGACTGGAAATATGTCCCGACAAAAGAGGATTGTAACGACAGACCAAACTATGAAATTCAGGCGTTATTCACGGCCCCGCCAGCTTCGGTGACATCAGAAGGACTGGTTAAAGCTGTGCGCTTTTATGAACAGGTAAAGCGTGAGAATCCGCCAGTCGAAACCGGAGCATGGAAAGACGCTGTTGACTGGGTGCTCAAAGAGGCTTGCCAGTCTGTAAACATTGGCATCAAAGGAGAGTGAGAATGCAAATTTCACCGGTTACTCTTCGTGTTGCGAAGGCGTTTATATCCAGACATCACCGACACAATAAACCCCCGGTGGGGCATAAATTCAGCATTGGTCTGAGAAATGATGCCGGAGAATTGATAGGTGTGGCGACAGCCGGTAGACCTGTTGCACGACATTTGGACGATGGATTAACGCTTGAAGTAAATCGCACATGTACCACAGGAGAACGCAACGCTAACAGCGCGCTTTATGGTGCTGTCTGGCGGGCAGCAAAGGCTATGGGTTATCAACGTTGTATTACGTACACCCAGGCAGATGAATCAGGAGCATCTCTCCGCGCAGCTGGTTTTGTTCGTGTGAAAGAGCTTCCTCCAAGAAAAAGCTGGGCGGAATCAAGCGTCGCCCTGCGGAGTAAACGCGATCCGGTCGGAAACGGTGGTGTTCCTCGTGTGCTCTGGGAAATCAGGAGAATGAGTACCACTGGCATTCGCATCAAAGGAGAGTGATATGGCAACTTTGACAAAAAAAGAACAAGCATGGTTGAGCGAATTACAGGACGTTCTTGATCGCTGTCCATCACCGAAAAAAATTGGTTTTTACACCATTGGCGATAAAAGCATTTACCTGTATGACCTGCGCCGCATGGATGAAATCATGGAGGCTCTTGATAATCGTTCGTCAATGGATTGGTGTGTTGCTGTCCATGATATGAATGCAGGGTTTGATGAAAAGATTTTGTTCCCCTCATCAGTTGAAAGCACTGCGGGTTAAGGAGTAACACATGACCACTATTACCAAAGAACGTATTGAATTGTTCATTAAAAACCCGCTTGAAAACGGGCTTACCCGTGGTGAACAAATGGAACTGGCACGGATTGCGCTGGCATCGCTGGCAGCAGAGCCAGCCGGTAAATTGCATGAATACAAACCAGTGGGATATCAGCGTCTGGTCGATGAGTTAACCATGCTGGTAAAGCAGTTAACCTGGCAACTGAGGAAAGCGAAGCCAGACTGCAAATTACCGGATAAGGCGATGAGTTATCTGGAGCGGAACGGACTGATAAGCGTGGAGGATATTTTACGATGACCTGGCCTGAAGCATTAACAACGGTAGGAATTGCGATGGCGGTGGCGCTGGTGGTGTATTCGATTTGCCGCTGGGGATAAAAACGGTTTGCGGGAAAAGGAGAGTTAAGTAGAATTGCAGCGGGTGCTTGAGGCTATCTGTCTCAGGCATGAACACCAAAAGGCAGATAGAGAAAAGCCCCAGTTAACATTACGCGTCCGGCAAGACGCTTAACATTAATCTGAGGCCATATCTATGCTCTACACACGTAGGTTAGCCTCTTACGTGCCGAAAGGCAAGGAGAAGCAGGCTATGAAGCAGCAAAAGGCGATGCTAATCGCCCTGATCGTCATCTGTTTAACCGTCATAGTGACGGCACTGGTAACGAGGAAAGACCTCTGCGAGGTACGAATCCGAACCGGCCAGACGGAGGTCGCTGTCTTCACAGCTTACGAACCTGAGGAGTAAGAGACCGGGCGGGGGAGAAATCCCTCGCCACCTCTGATGTGTCAGGCATCCTCAACGCACCCGCACTTAACCCGCTTCGGCGGGTTTTTGTTTTTATTTTCAACGCGTTTGAAGTTTTAGATGGTGCCGGAATAGAATCAAAAATACTTAAGTAGCGCGCAGGGAGAAGAGGGATGGACCCCGAAGGGGAAGAGCTATTTATCTGGAAGGATTCTGAAGATGAAAATCGAAGAATTACGTGAAATTTTTAGTGAAGATGGCCTCTATGCTGTGCGCGTTGAGAATGGGGGTATTACCTACACAGCGTTAATTCCTGATGATCATGTAGTGTTATCTGTTGAGGCATTCATTGAATACTTGGAAAGACTCGGTTTCAAGGTAGTTCGGGAATAAGTTATAATACGTGAGCCAGCCTGAACAACTGGCAACCTGCAGCGCCATTGGAGATGACAATGGCGCATAATTTCAAATTTCGCAATTCTGATTCTGCCTTTGCCAGCAGGCACGGGTGGCGTTCTCACGCATTCAAATATGACTGGTATCAGCACGATCCCTGTACTGAAGAACAGGCCGAATGGCTGATTCATAACTACCGCAGACGTGGATATGAGTTTAGGAAAGCCCTCAGTGGCGCTTATTGTTCGCCAGCAGCGACTGAAATTAAGCCTGTCCGGACGGCTGGCAATAAAAATTATTGCAGAGCCACCGGATAAGCGTCGTCGTGACCTGGACAATATTCTGAAAGCACCACTGGATGCGCTGACGCACGCGGGGTTGTTAATGGACGATGAGCAGTTTGATGAAATCAATATTGTACGTGGCCAGCCAGTATCTGGTGGACGGCTGGAGATAAGAATTACAGAGGTGGGTGTGCATGAATAACCAGTATTTACAGTTTGTTCGTGAGCAACTCATGATTGCCACTGCAGATCTCAGTGGGTCGACAAAATGCCAGCTGGAAGCCTGGCAGGAAAATGCCCTGTTCGATACAGGGCGTTACAGACGCAAAAAAATTCGTTACCGCGATGAGGTAACCGGAAAAATGATCACGCGGGATAATCCCCCGATCCAGGGTAAACAATCACTGGCGAAAGGCTCATCAATTGCGCTGGTCAGTCCTGTTGAGTTTGCAACATCATCGTGGCGGCGTGCCGTTCTGGAACTGGAAGAACATCAGAAGGCGTGGTTGTTGTGGTGTTATGGCGGAAACATTTGCTGGGAGCATCAGATCGCGATAACGCAGTGGGTGTGGAGTGAATTTAAAACTCAGTCCGGCTCCAGAAAAATTGCAGTGAAAACGCTGGAGCGTGTGAAGAAGTTGATCTGGCTGGCGGCACAGGATGTCAGAGGATGGGTTACCGGGTGTGAGGTCTACCAGAGACAGGAGCTTGCCAGACTGTGTGGAGTTAAGCCTGATAACTGGAGCCATAATTATGCGAACTACTGGCGTGAGATGTGCGATATTTTTAAGCGCCTCGATAGAGAATCCTTGATTTGCTCCGTGAAAATAAGAGCGCAACAAAAAGCGACCTTTTCACGACGAGATATTGCAAAAGTCAATTAAATCGCGTATGTTTCGTATAAATCTGATATTTTGCCGATTTTGTACGTGATGGCAAAGTAAGAAAAAACCACCGCCAGGTGGTTTTTTTTATGTCCGAAAATCGCGTCAGTACAGTAAACGCGCTGGTGGTTGCGAATACGGGTCTTTCAGCTTGCTGGCTTTTTCGACAAGAGTTATTGGTATGTCACGTTAACCGGAAAAGGGAAAAAGACATGCTAAAACAGCAGGATATGACAGAAACCGCCAGAGTGGTGTTTAATGAATTAAGCGTTACCGACCCGGCGACAGTCAGGGAGATTGCGCAGAATACTTACCTTTCACGCGAACGCTGCCAGTTAATACTGACCCAGCTGGTTATGGCGGGTCTGGCAGACTATCAGTTCGGTTGTTACAGACGCCTTCAGTCCTGAAGGCTTTTTTATTTGTGGTAAATGGGCGGCTGGTGGGTGTTAGGGGCACTCACCAGCCATCTGCTCATGCGTCCGGATCACAAGCAAACCTCAGGCCCATCTGCTTTGCGCAAAAGCAGAATGAGCCTATCAGAGACAGGCTTAATGATCCATGTTTAACACTGTAAAAATATCCAGTTGTGAGTTGATCAACGCTGACTGCCTGGAATTTATCCGGTCGTTACCCGAAAATTCTGTTGACCTGATAGTCACGGACCCGCCGTACTTTAAAGTGAAGCCTGAGGGCTGGGATAACCAGTGGAAGGGCGACGATGATTACCTGAAGTGGCTGGACCAGTGTCTGGCGCAGTTCTGGCGGGTGCTGAAACCTGCCGGAAGTCTTTACCTGTTCTGTGGCCATCGCCTGGCGTCTGACATTGAAATCATGATGCGTGAACGCTTCAGTGTGCTGAACCATATTATCTGGGCGAAGCCGTCCGGACGCTGGAACGGGTGCAACAAGGAAAGCCTGAGGGCATATTTCCCCGCCACAGAGCGCATTCTGTTCGCGGAACATTATCAGGGGCCGTATCGCCCGAAAGATGCCGGGTATGAGGCGAAGGGCAGGGCACTGAAACAGCATGTGATGGCCCCGCTGATTTCTTACTTTCGTGATGCGCGCGCGGCCCTGGGGATAACGGCAAAACAGATTGCAGATGCCACAGGAAAGAAAAACATGGTGTCGCACTGGTTCAGTGCCAGTCAGTGGCAGCTACCGAACGAAAGCGATTATCTGAAATTACAGTCGCTGTTTGCCCGGGTGGCAGAAGAGAAACATCAGCGCGGTGAACTGGAAAAGCCCCACCACCAGCTGGTGGATACGTATACGTCACTGAACCGGCAGTATGTGGAGCTGCAGAGTGAATATAAGCATCTGCGGCGGTATTTTGGTGTGACGGCGCAGGTGCCGTACACGGATGTGTGGACACATAAACCGGTGCAGTTCTATCCCGGGAAACATCCGTGCGAAAAACCGGCAGAAATGCTGCAGCAGATAATCAGCGCAAGCAGTCGTCCGGGTGACCTGGTTGCAGATTTTTTTATGGGCTCAGGTTCAACGGTAAAAGCGGCACTGGCGCTCGGGCGTCGTGCGATTGGCGTTGAACTGGAGACCGGACGTTTTGAGCAGACAGTCAGGGAAGTTCAGGATTTAATCGTTTGAAACGGATGAGATTGCAGAATTAATTACGCACCATTATTATTCTGCT